TACAATACTAAATCCTCTAAAATTAGACTCTTCAGAATATATAATATTACTATTTAAATCATAAATAAAATACGAAATGTAATTATTTAAAGGATCAAATAAAGTTTCTGCTTCAAAATTAGTAATTAAATTACTGTCTTGAAGAGAATAATCCTGAAATTCAAATGTAATAGGATTAATATTATTTATATTAACTGTTTTAGCCATTAGTTGAGTTTACTGAGTCTAATATTTGCTGCTGTAGATTAAGATTTTCTTGTCTTAATTCAGTTACTTCATCAATTAACGCTTGGATTTCATCGTTTACAACGTTAGAAACACCTATGTATTCTTGACTAGTTTTAATAAGATACTCATGAGAATTTATTTCTCCAAATTTAGGTATATCAAAAAACAATTGATTGTAATAAGAAAAAAATTCATCGATTGTAGGAAGTACAGATCCTGTAATAGTTAATGTAGGTTGAACTAATTGAGTAAATGTAGTATCAATTACCTTTTGGTATTGATTTTTATCATATACTTGTTTAGTTAATAGAATTTCTTGTTGAGCCATTACCCAGCAGTTACTTTAAAGTAATAATCATTATTCAATACTATAGTATTATTAGCTACAGTAGTTTGTAATAAAATTTGATAATATCTTTCTGGTTGTAAACCGTTCATGTAAATATCAAAATAACTACTAGAAACGTCTGCACTAATTTTAGTGTAAGTTGAATTGAATGGAACTACAAATTCATTTGTATCTAGATCTTTAACAGCATAATAAGATACACTAGGTGGTAAGTAATAGTTTGTAGTATAAATTGAATTTGTTTGAAAGGCTCTTGCGGGGAATTGTGGTCTACAATTTATTCTAAATCTTTGAACACTTTCACTATAAAAAGTTCCATTATTATTATCTAAAGAAACATAGATTTGAGAACTAGTAATAATAGTTTGAGTAGAAGATCCTGTATTAAATACATAGTCTACCCATCTAAATTCTAGGTTAGGTGGATAAATTGTATTAGTGTCAACTGAAAAATATTTTAATTCGACTTGTTGATTAGGGTTATTAACAAATTCTTGAGAATCTATTTGTTTAATAATAAACCCATAATTAGGTAACTGATTAGGAACAGAAGGGAATTGACTGCTGCTATACCAGTTAGTAATAATGTCAGTAACTTCAAGATTAAGATCTACATCATTACCATAAGCTAAAGATTGAGTAGAGTTAAATTTAGGGGTAAGACTAGAACCAGTAAACCATATACCCCCTCCATAGTTACTACCACTCCAAGACGCGGTTACATATGAACCTGTAATTACTGCAGATCCTGTAGAACCATTAATAACCCATTGAGTACTTCCTGAATAAGTATTAAACTGCCAACTACAACCATCTGAAGTAATAGGGCTATCAAGATACTTACCAGTACCCATGTTCCAAGATTTAGCTAAAGGCCAAGCTTCTACTACTGAAGCGGTGCCTAATCCGGAAACATTAGCAATATAACAATTAAGATAAGAATCCCAACTACTACCTGTTAAATTAAATTCATTAAAAACATCATTAATCTCAGTCTGAGAAAATTGCATTACAAATCTACTAACCTGAGGGTTAGGAGGTGAAAATGCAAATGTTGTAGTAGTGGCTTCTACAATCTCATCTAACCCAGTATTCATACTAGGGAATAGAGAATATAGGGTAGCGTCTTGTGTGGGGAATATTCTATATATTGCCATAATCTTATAATGGTACTACTCTACCTTGAATGTCTGTGTTAAGATATTTTACTTCAAAAATACATGGATCTAGTGATGGGTAAACTACATTATTAATTGTAGCTCCTACTATATCATAAGCATATTGAGAATATCCTAAAGCTGTTCCTACTTTATTTGATATAACTATATTTTTTACAGTTTGAACTCCTTCAATCTCATCTAAAATAACATACAAATCTCTTAAAATAATAGGTTCATTAATCTGCCAATTTTTAATAGCAAAAAAATCTTGTAAAGCTATAATACATCTTGTAAGCACTTCATTTGAATTAAAATTAGGAAGTACTATAATATCAAAATTAATTCCGATATTAACTATAAAGGCATCCTTAATATTAATAGAATCATTTACCATTCTATATTGAGAAAGATAAGTAGACAAATTTTGTTTAAGAGCTACTGAAGCTGTTCTTAATTTGGAAGAGTTATCAAATGAAAGAACATATAAATCAAGTATTGAAGCTGCTTCCCCTGAAGCTGTTCCTGTAGCTACATTAGTTGCTTTTGTAGGTTCAATATAAGCTTTAGATATAACACCATATCTAGCAGGCATAGATAATGCTCTTACTAAATAGTCATCTTGAGTTACGTTACGTAATTGTGTTGCAAAATTTGCTGAGGCATTTTGTCTTAATTCTTCAGTTGTATCTCCATCACCCCCACCATCAGCTGCTGTTAAATTATTAACAGCTAAAGTTCCAAATATATAATTGGCAGTATTAGCTACTAAATTATTATTTAAGAATTGAGAAACACCGCTTGCAATTGATGTAATTGTATTAGCAGGTACATTTGCACTAACCCCACCACCAGTTAAATATCTCACTGTTAAAGTGGTATTTGACGGAGCTATACCATAAGTTTTAGTAAATACAAAGTTTGAAGGGGAAAATGCTGCTGTAAGCTTATCTATTTCAAATGGTAACCCTAAACCAACATTATCAGGATTAGGTAAAATTTCTTCATCGGTATCAGCTGAAGTACCGGCACCAAATTGTAGTTGAAGAGTAGTACTATTTAAGAAACGAGTAACAAAACGTGTTTGTACTTGTTTTAATTGTAAAAGAAAGGGTGTATCACCTTGATATTGTGATAAATTAGGATCATTTACATTAGTATTTTTAATAGAATCATAAACTGTATCTTGAGCTAAATAATCTACTTCATACCAAGTATTACCATCTGAATCTACTATATCTAAAATACCTATTATATTAGAAGAATTAATGACAACCGTAGCAAATTGTTCGGGAGTACCAAACGAAAAAGTAGTAGTATTAATCGTAGCCGAAATAGCTTTACGTGTTTTTCTTAATAAGAAATACTGAATATTATTTCCTCCTGTAACTTGATATACAGTTACTTCAGTAGGGTCTCCTGAAGAAGAAACACTAAAATCAACAGGGTCTTCTATTAAAAAAGAAATACTTCCTGAAGCTGTTGACGTTACAATAGTATTATTAGGGATGTATAAAGCATAACTAAAATCAGGAGATTGAGAGCCTGGGGAACCCAAAGCTGGGACTTGTTGATAAAATTCAATATTAACTGTAGCGACTTGAGTTACATTTGGTTTGTAACCAAACATATAAGCTAACTCATACAAATTATTTGTTTGGCGGGCATATTGTAAATATGTTTCTTGAATTTGATTATCCAAATAAAAAGACATAACATCACCTACATAAGCTGCCATTTCCATAAACATCATACCTGGTGATGATGGAGAGAAATCGTTATATGTTGTAGGAAAATAAGTACGAGCGTAGTTAATTAAACTCGCTCTTAACTCGGTAAAATCCTTGTTTAAGTATTGTATATTACGTCTTACAGCCATTAGTCAAAAGTTATTTGGATTTCATCTGATATAACTGTGTCTTGTACAGTATATTTAAGAATTACAGTTATAGAATTATAATCAGGATTTTGAAGGATTTCTAAACTCGCAACTATAACACTAGGAAAATATTGATTAAGTTGGAATTGAATTTTTTCTTTAAGACCATCTAAATTACCTGTAGTAATCTGCTCAAAAACAAAAGCCCTTAACCCCGCTCCAAAAGATGGATTTAAATATCTTTCAGGGGGATCTGTTAAAAAGAAATTTAGTAAATTATTTCTAACGGCATCTTTTGTAGTATAGGTAGAATAAAATACACCTGGAGCATTAAAAGGTATAGCAACACCAACAGCCGTTCCAGGCTTGGTATCAATTGGGAATATCTTTTGTGCTCCAAATGCCATTATTTACCTCCCTTCATTAGACCCATAATCATATCTAAACCTACATTTCCCTCAGGTAATTTTGACCCATCTCCTGTAGTATTCATACCTGGGGTTACTTGTAAAGTATTAGTAGTTATACCCATTCCTCTAGCATCAGCTGAGTTAAATGAAAAAGTATCTTGTCCTCTTCTCATATCACCCATAATACTTTCCATCATAGCTCTTTTTTCAGCTGAGGATTTTTGTGGAACTTGAGTAGTAGTTGCATTAACAGTTACAGGATGCATTTGGTAAGCTTCCTGAATTGGTGCTTTAGGGGCACGAACTGCTTCCAAAAGGATATCTTTTAGTTCCTCTTGGATAGCTTCTCTAACTGCTTCTTTGATAAATGATTTTAATTCGCTCGGTTTCATTTGTTATAAATATTGAATTTAGTAAGCTTTTAAATTATCTCGGTCAATTATAAATTGAAGTTCGTTTATAAGAGTAGTAGGATTAGTTGTAAAAGACAACTCAGTTTGCAATACTGGGATGCCAAACGTATTTAATGCTACTGCTTTTCTACGAGTTACAGTGTTACTAAAAGGTACTTCTTCTATTTGTAATACAAATCCTTTATAGGTACCATCATTAACATCTCCTTGATTTTGGGTGTTAACAATACTTTGGATATCATTAGATATATTATCTAAATTAGCTTCTTGACCTAATGCATCTTTAGCACATAAATTAATTAAAGCATCAAGTTGATTTAAAGAATTAACTATTTTACTAATAATAGAAGTAACTACTGATATAGGGACTACGGTAGCGTTAATACTACCAGAATTTTTTTCTAGTAATGGTAAGATTTTATCATCGATAGTTTCTAGATCATTTAATAAAGCAGGAACAGCACCTGGTAAACCAAAAAAAATAACTTTAGCAGCTGCTGAGGCTGTTAATTTAGCTGTTTCAACTGTAGATAATAATTTTTTTAAAGCACTAGTTACATCTTGTAATCCCCCAATACTAAAATTTAAAGTATTTAATTTATTTCCTATATTATTAAGTTGCCCTACAATATTATTTCGAGTATCTATTAATCTTTGTAATTGATCGGGAGCAGGACAAAATTTCTGTTTTAGCGCTTCTATTTGTTCTGGTGAAGTTGCTTCGGTTCTTGCTTGTTCAAATTCACCTAATGCATATTCTTTAGCTAAAGATGTTAATTTAGGTAAAATAAGTTTTAAGGTTTGTTTTCCTAAATTTAAAATACGTTGTCCCAACTTAGCCTTACCTTTAGGCTTTAATTCTTTAGGAGTATTTTGTTCAACTATAGTAGAATCAACTTGTTGAAGTTGAGTATTTTCTTGAGCTTGTTGTCTAGTAACAGCCTCTTCTTGTCTTTTTTGTTCTATTTGAGGAGGTGTTAGAGCTGGAGTTGGGGGAGGTGGAATAGGTGTTAATACTTCTTCAACAATTGTTGGATTGGGATCTGGGAATCCAACAATTATTTCCTCAACTAATACTTTTTCAGACGCAGAAAAAGATTGAGTTCCTTTCCTAATTACAACTCCTTCAGAATTTAATAAAACTGCAGTTTTGAAGGGACCTAGTCTTTCAAAGATAATAACATTACCATTTGATAATTTAACATATGGAGGAGTTATAGTCATTATACAGTTTTTACAGAATTAGACATTAACCCATTTAATTGAGCTATTAAGTTATTAATAGTAGTATTAGTTAATGCAGCTTGAGTACTTGTAGGAGCTAATAAAACACCTACAGGAACACCTATTTGAGATGATAATATATTAGTTAATGCAGCTAATTCTTGAAGTAACGTCTGTAGTAGATTTATAGTAGACTGACCAAGTAAAACCGGTTCAGTAGCGCTTTTTGACCCAAGATATACTTCACCCGCCTGTAAAACTACAGGACCTGTTGTATCAAAATTAATAGATTCAACAGCATTTAAATTAATAGATTTTTTAGAGCTAAATAGTAAATGATCCTCAGTTGTATTAAATACTAAACGACCCGAATTTAAAATAATTTGTCTACCAGCGTATTCATTTGGTTTAACTGGTGGGTTATTTTTATAGCTAAAGTAATCATTTATACTAGATGCTTCTAAAGGGATTTTTTGGGTGCTAGTAAAATAAACAGATGAATCATCGTTATTAACATCTTCTACAGTAGGAATCCAACCTTCATCAGTTTGAACTCCTTGACCATTTCTAAGTATAGTGATAGGATCTCCATTAGTTCCTGTAGTAGACCACGTATTTGGAGCATTTTTAACAGTAGAACCAAAACGAATAGAATTACCCCATCTACCTTCTACAATTTTATCTCCTTCAAATGGTAATAAAGGATGAATATCACCTCGCTCAATAAAAGTATTTCCTAAAAATATTTCGGTAGATTGATCTGTTACTCTTCTTACACTACCCACAGTAGTTTGAAGATAATCTTTTTGTTGTGCTGGGGGTAGTATATTAGAATTTTGTGGGAAGGCGTTATGGTGGGGATGATTCCAAAGACCTACAGTATTAATATAATAAATAGTTTTAGTAGTTGAAAACTCTCCAATATCAGTATTAGGTAAAGCTAATATATAAACTATTTCATTTATAAGAGGAAAAGATCTAAATGTGGGATCTAAGGGTTTAGCTGTAGGTAATAATTGAGTACTAGAATTAGGAGTAGCTACTGTTTCAAATTCAATAGTACCTAAAGCATTCCATCCTCCTAATTCTTCAAATCGTGGGTGAGATTCATCTAAAAGTATACTTTTTATTCTACCAAAAGCTAAATTATTCCCCCTTACCGTAGTATTACGTGGGACTTTTGGGGAAGAACTTAAACCTCTACTTTTTAAAGCCATCCTTATTCAGATTTAAACTTGTTTATTTCATCAAGTAATTGTTGTTTTTCTTCATCAGATATACCTAATGCGCTTTCTCCACCTTCACTGTTCATAGCACGTTGTGCTAAAGCAGCCATTTTAATTAGAAGGTCATCGTTTTTAACTCCTATTTCCATATATTCTTTAATTAATGGAACAATAAGAGTAGCATCACCTATATCTTCCATCATAGGTTTAAGCTCATTGATAAGAGTAGTTACCTGCTTATCTTTTTTTTGTTGGTTATTATAAATCTCTTCTAATAGATCCGAGAATTTTTTCTTACCAAATACTGTTTTATCAAACTGGCTCATAGTTATAAATACTAAGTTATTTAAAATCTACATAACCGTGCTCTAAATAATATATATAGTTGCGTTTAAATATATCGTATAGTTGATTTGCTATTTTAGTAATTTTAGGTGTTTTAGCATCAACTTGCTCACGAATATAAATGTATAGAGCTTTTTTGTTAAATACGTCTATGTCTCCTCTTTTACGGAATAGTTCAAGAATGGCATCTGCTATCTGAGCATCTTCGTCTTTAGCAAATAATTCAAAAATATTTTCAGTACAATATTCAGTATAAAGATCTATGAATGAAGATAATTTATCTTGATGAGGATCACTAGCTGTAGTTTCATCTATAACATATGAATGACGCTCGTCTTCCTCTACTCCTTCAACTGGTGCTTTATCAATTCTACGCTTGTAGTTTCGCGTATTTGATATAATTAGATATCGTTTTGCAATTGTACCAAAATAAGAGTATGCTTTTGCTCCTTTAGTTTGATCGTATAGATGCATTTTAGAGAGGAGGAAGGTAATTACCTCATGTTGAAGATCCTCAATGTTTTCTACTTCAGTATAGTAGAATTTAAAAGTATGGATAATATTCTCAGTTAATTTAAAAAAAGCATAGTGAATATATCTATGATATATCTTCTCTTTTTCTAAAGGATTAGTTGATTTATTATACCTTACTATAGCATCCTCAGTTTCTTGGGTAAAGTATTGTACCCCCTTAGCCTTTTTAGGCTTAGTCTCTATAGTTTTATTCATCTTTGTAGTTTGTAGGTAGCTAGTAGTTCAACTAACAATTTTAGTCGTTGAAAAAAGAAACCTACCTCATCATCAGATTCAAAAGTTCCTTTAGTATCTATTTCCTTAACTCTTTTATCTATAAATTTAATCTGCTCGTCTATTTCTCTCATATAACCCTCATAATAAGAGATTATATCCTCAGCCCTTTCATTTTTCTTTAAAAGGTTAAAGGTCGTGAATCCTAGGACCACGACCAATATGGATAAAATTAATATGATATATATCATAGATTATCTAATAAATTTTTTAAACCTTCACTTCTAACGGAACTGAGTGCCTTTTGTTTTGCAGCCGCTGGAGTCGGCTTCTTAATTTCCATTTTAAAGGTGGTTTTAGCAGGGGTATTTCCGTTTAGTTTAGGTAACCATTCACGTTCAAACTCAATACGAGCAGCCATTATATCAGCAAAATGGAGAACAAATGGGAGACAAGTACGTGGTTTTTGTTCTGGGAGATAGGTCATAAGATATTTCTTATTGGCCTCATCGTACAAACCATCGTGTGTTTGAATAGCAAGCATCTCGTTAAACGTGTACTGGATACCGTGTGATTGGAGCATGAACAAACCACGGTCTGGAACCGAAGCAAATGGGAGTTTAGTATTGAACATATAGTCTTCACCTAACTTATCTCTACGCCATTGATCAGTTTGTGGGATGTATGATTCGTGTTCCTCGTCTCCCATTTTACCTAGATCGTGATTTAAAGCAGCAAATACTAGTTCCTCAATAGTATAAGTAGATATATCAGCTCCTTCATTAACCCACAATTGGTGTTGTTTAAGAGCACAACGTACAACACGAATAATGTGTTCTACATAACCCCCAGGAAAAGCATTGTGATACTCTTTTTTATGAGCAGCAGGCATAAGCATAACGCGCTCAGCGTACTGATTATAAAATTCAAGTAATTTTTCTTTACGGGGTGAAGAGATATGTTCTTCAATAATACCTAAAAATACGTTCCAATTATTTTGGATTTGTTCTGCTGTAAGATTCATAACTTTAATTTAAATTAACCTTGACGTTGTACCATCATTTTAAGATCACCTATAATATCGTGAGCTTCTTTAATAAGATTTTGGTATTGTTCTTTAGTGGTTGAGGGGCGAGTAATTAAAACATCCATAGAAGTTAATTTACCTTCTAATTTTTCTAGTTTTTGTACTGCCAATTCTGGGTTTCGCATAATCGAATTTTTTAGTTATATAATAATATAATGATAGAGTGATATAAAATCACGCTTTATCCAATAGTTTTTTAATAGTGTCTTGGATTTTTTTAATATGAGCACACTTTTCGTATTCTTCTTTATCTTCAAAAAAACGAAGTGCCATTTCTGTTGCATAAAGTAGATTTACATCTGTAAAAGTTGATAATGCATCTACATCTACTCTACGCTTTAAATCTATTTTAGAGATATAAAACCATGCTCTTGAATACGTAACCATATCAGTTATATTATCCCCTTGAGCTATTTCTTTTAATAATTCTTCTGGAAGGTGACTTTTTAATTGATGGTAAAATACTTGATTATTTAAGATAATTTTTTTAAACATACCAATCCAAAACATTGGAGTTTCTTGGATCAATATAAGATCATCAGCAGCTTTGGCTTTTTTCTCTAGTGGAGTGTCAAATTCTGCTGAATTAAATAAATCAAATATCTTGTTTATGTCCATCTGCATATACATATAGGATAAGGGAGGAAAGGAGAAGATGGTTGCGTGGACATCCCCTTTTACGAACAGCGTTCAACCTATGTTGAGCTTCCTGTCGGATTCGAACCAACGACCTACTGATTACAAATCAGTGGCTCTACCAACTGAGCTAAGGAAGCTTATAGGGAGGTTTTTTTCTAAGACGCTATCGGTTCACGTACCTCCCACTTTGAATTCTTTTCTCCGAAGTCAACCACTATTGGTGCACCAATGTGGATTTATTTATACACCCTGG